TTCTTTTGGTGATGAGAAAGGACAGACTTATGTGTTGGGAACAGAAGATGCGTTTCGTTTACAAATAAATGAAGCTACAGCTTATGCCTTGCACAAACTTCTTGACATTATAGATGATGAAAAAATAAAAGATAAAATTTTAAAAAAGTTACAAAATGACAAAAAGTAAAGGACTTGGTGATTCAGTACAAAAAGTATTTAAAGCTACAGGAATTGACAAAGTGGCTAAAAAAGTATTAGGTGATGATTGCGGTTGTGAAAAGCGTAAAGAGTTATTAAATAAGGCATTTCCATATAATTCTGTAAGACAATTTACAGAAGATGAAATAAAAATATATGAAGATGTAATGAACAGAACTAAAGGAACTATTACAGGTCAAGACCAAGGTGTTATGGTTAAGCTATATAATAAAGTATTTAACGCTAATAAAAAGGCATCAGGTTGTGGAAGTTGTGTACAACAAACATTAAGCAAATTAAAAAAGGTATATGAAAATAGCTGCAAAAATGAATAAGGTAAAACAGATATTTAGATTCTGCATTAGTTGTACAAGGGTTAGTTTAATTAAGAAAGGTAAGTGCTGCTTCTGTAATGGTGATTTTATATTGTCTTTACCTAGTGATGATTTACATAAAATGCCAAAGAGAGTTGAAAAAGCATACTAAGGTTTATATGACATTTTTTGATTATGGGGAAACAGACTTCATAATGTGCGAAATGTGTCAACAAGATAGAGCAGTTGATATACACCATTTAGAAAGGCGTGGAATGGGTGGTTCAAATTCCAAAGACTATATAGAAAACCTTATGGGTTTGTGTAGAGATTGTCACAATAAAGCTGAATCAGATTCTGCTTTTAATATGTTTTGTAGAATAAAACATTTAGAGGTTGTTTGTCAGCAAGTTTATTATAATTTAGAATACTTGAAAAAATATGAAAATAGAATTAATAAAAACAAATAAATTAAAACCTGCAACGTATAATCCTAGACAGATTAGTACGAAGCAATATAAAGATTTAAAAAAGTCTGTAGAACGCTTTGGTTTAGTTGACCCCATTATCGTTAATAAAGATATGACTATTATTGGTGGACATCAGCGTTATAAAATTTGTAAAGAATTAAAGCATACAGAATTAGATTGTGTAGTATTGGATTTATCAAAAGCAGAGGAGAGGGAATTAAACATAAGACTAAATAAAAATACAGGTGACTTTGATATGGATATTCTGGCTAATGAATTTGATATTGACGAACTTACTGATTGGGGGTTTAAGCATATTGATTTAGATATTAACATAGATAAATTAGATGAAAACCCATACACTGACAAAGTAGAATCACCTACATATACAGCTTCTAATGAAAAACCTAATGTAAAAGAATTGTTTGATATTAATAAAACAAATGAATTAATTAAAAAAATAAAAGATTCTAACATTGATAAAGCTGATAAAGATTTTTTAATTAAATCTGCACAAAGACATATTGTATTTAATTATTCTAAAATTGCAGATTATTATGTACATTCTAATAAAGAAGTGCAAGAATTAATGGAAGATAGTGCATTAATTATTATTGATTTTAATAAAGCAATCAAGCAAGGATATGTGCGTTTAAATAGTGAAATAACAGACCAATACTTAGAAGAATATGGAAGTGAATAATAAGCAGTTTGCAGTATTTATTTTAACGTATGGTAGACCTGAAAAAATACATACATTAAAAACTTTAGAAAAACAAGGATACACAGGTGATATTTATTTAATTTGTTCAGAAGATGATAAAAAATTAAAAGAATATCAAAAAAACTATAATAATGTAATTGAATTTAATAAGCAAGATTATAAACAAAAATTTGATATTGGTGATAATTTTAATGATGATAGGGTTGTTGTATTTGCAAGAAACGCAGTATATGATATTGCTAAAAAACTAAATATAGATTATTTTATTGTTTTAGATGATGACTATACGCAATTCAGATACACCGCAGATAATAAAGGTGTTTATTTAACAAAGTCAAGAATTATTAAAAATTTAGATAGTATGTTTAATAAACTGTTGAAGTATTATATATCTACAACTGCCAAAACATTATGTATTGCTCAAGGCGGTGATTTTATTGGCGGCGAAAATTCAAGAGTATTTAAACATAAATTAACTCGTAAAGCTATGAACTTTTTTGTATGTAGTACTAAAAGACCATTTAAGTTTATTGGAAGAATAAACGAAGATGTAAACACTTATGTAAGATTAGGGACATTAGGTGATATTTTTTTAACAATAGCTGATATTAGACTAGAACAATTAGATACACAAAGCAATTCAGGTGGTTTGACAGAATTTTATCTTGATGGTGGTACATACGTTAAATCTTTTTATACAGTATTGTTTTCACCAAGCTGTACTAACATTAATTTAATGGGTAATAAGCATAGAAGGTTACATCATAGAATTAGTTGGAATAATGCTGTACCAATTATAGTGGACGAAAAGTATAAAAAATAGATTAAATAATACAAATGGCACATAATAAAAAAGAAGAACAAAAGAATTGCTTTATTTGCAATAAAGTATTAATTAAAATGTTTATTACTTATATGCCATATAACGATAATTTATGCGGCAATCATTGTTTAGTTAAATATAGAAAATATAGAAAATTATAAAATGAATAAAAAAGAGAAATTGTTAAAAGCGTTACAAGAAACGCAAGGACTAATATATCACGCTTGTAAAAAGGCAGGTAATATAAGCAGAAGCACCTACTATAGATACTTAAAAGAAGATGCTGAATTTGCTAAGGCAGTTGAAGATATTAAAGAAGCACAAATTGATTATGTAGAAGGACAGTTAATTAAAAATATATCTTCTGGAAAAGAAACAAGCATTATATTCTATCTAAAGTCTAAAGCTAAAGATAGAGGTTATGCAGAAAAACTAGATATTACAAGCGGTGGTAAACCATTAACTGAACTTAAAATAGAGGTTATTGATACAGGGAAAGATTAAAACTACTAATGTATTTCACAAGGCGTATAGGTCTAATACAAGAATAACGTGTCTGCAAGGGGGTACACGAAGTTCTAAGACCTATTCGCTTTGTCAGTTATTTATTGTAAAGTGTTTAGAAGAAACAGGTAAAGTATTTACAATATGTAGAAAAACATTACCTGCTCTTAAAGGAACAGCATATAGAGATGTGTTAAATATCTTAAAAGAATTAGAATTATATAGTGAAGCCAATCATAATAAATCTGAACTATCTTATATGCTTAATGGAAACTTGTTAGAGTTTATTAGTGTAGACCAACCGCAGAAGATTAGAGGGCGTAAGCGTGATTATTTATGGCTTAACGAAGCAAATGAATTTGACTTTGAAAGCTGGGTGCAGCTTACCTTAAGATGTTCAGGAAAAATATATTTAGACTATAATCCATCTGACCCATATTCTTGGATTTATGAAAAGGTAATTACTAGAGATGATTGCACATTTTTAAAATCAACATATTTAGCTAATCCATTTTTGGATAAAGATACAATAGCAGAGATTGAAAGATTAAAAGACCTTGACCCAGAGTATTGGCGTGTTTATGGTTTGGGTGAAATTGGTAGTATTAGCACACAGATTTTTAGACAATGGAATTTGGTAGATGATGTACAAGGTAGATTGATTGGCTATGGTTTAGACTTTGGCTTCACTAATAGTCCTACTGCATTAGTAGAAGTAAGGCAATTAGATGACAGCCTATACATTAGAGAATTGCTATATGAAAAAAGATTGACTAATACTGACTTAGCTAATAAAATGAAAGAACTTGGCATAGATAGAACGACAGAAATAATAGGCGATTCAGCAGAACCTAAATCAATAGAAGAAATATATAGACAAGGGTTTAATATAAAACCTGCTAAAAAGGGTGCAGGAATACATTTAGGCATTGATATTATGCGTAGATATAAGCTAAACATTACAAAAGATAGTCTTAACGCTATTAAAGAGTTTCGTAGCTACAAATGGGCGACAGATAAAAATGGTGATGTTTTAAATACGCCTGTTAAAGTTAATGACCACTTAGTAGATGCGGTGCGTTATCTATGCTTAAATAAGCTAAGTATTAACCATAGCGGTAAATACTATATATTGTAAAAAAACAAATAATCATAATTTATATTTATTAGTAATGAAGGAAGTTAAATTAATAATACCTGATAATTGGTCTGACATAACAATAGGAACGTATCAAAAGTATTTAAAAATACAAGAAGGAAAAGGAAGTGATAAAAACAAAGTAATTAAGAGCATAGCGTTATTATGCAATACTACACCATTTGTAGTAAAGAAAATGGCTTACAAGGACTTATTAGAAATAATGGACATAGTAAAGAAGATGATTGATACAGAACCTAAAAAAGAA